GTGGATCAAGAAGAGCGTTAAGCAGTACATCCTCAACGGGAATAAAGAGTTGATCTGGTTTTCCCCGTCTGGGTTTCCTGTCCGTCAGGACAAGCGGAAGCTCAAAATGGTGAAAGTCCGCACCCAGTTACTTGGAGATGTGGTTTCTAGCAGTGTAGGTAACGGTTTTGGTGAGGCCGACATAAGCAAGCACTGCCACGCCACAGCCCCGAACTATATCCATAGCGCTGATGCTGCATTACTACACAATAGCTTTGCAGGCTACGACCAGCCTTTTATGTTGATCCATGATTCTATCTTAACATCCGCCACAGATATGGATTACATGTCTGAGGTAATCCGAGATGAGTTTGTCAAGATTTACGAAGGGCGTCCGCTAGTACAGCTTGCTGAAGTGATGGGTACAACGGTCCCTGAGGGTATGATTATTGGCGATTTAGATTTAACGCACTGCCGTAACAGTGTTTATTTCTTCTGTTAATCTCACTGAAACATAATAGCCATGTTTGTAGAGCATGAAAAAATGACGCTGGTTGAGCGCATCTACGGCTACGTGGAGCGCAACCAGACTGAAAAGGCAGCAGCATTAGCCAAGGTTGGGGACTACCTCGAAGAATGCTGGCAGTGGGAGATCGATTTCGGAGGCGCCTCACCCTTGACACGATCCCACTAGGGCAAGTAAGATGGGATTGACTAAATTCCAGTCTCTTGTACATTTTCACCGACCACCCTCCTCCCGGGCTAGGCGTCAATCCTGCTATCTTCGTTGATCGCGACTTAGCCGGCGGTCTCTATATGAAGCTGACATCAGAAGCTTGCTACCGCTGCTATCTGATCATGGAAATCCTCCGCTCAACTGGTGAGAAGGAGTTTCCGCTTCAGCTTGCCTCATGTTTTTTCTACATAGCCAGCCATAACGGCTGCCTGCAGGAAGACGTGGTTGCTTTCACGACGCTGTCTCAGTCTGCAGTCAGTCGCAACGTGAGCTGGCTTGGGAGTCACCACCGGCTTGAGCACCGTCAAGGTCTCAAGTTAATTAGGCGTGAGCGTGATGCAGGCAACTACAAACGGTATCGTTGTTTCTTGACTCCCAAAGGTCAACAATTTGCCAATCTCATTGAACAACACATGTCAATGAGCATCACTAACTTCGAAGCAAGCGCCCGTGCGCTGATGACTATGGAGGATGACGACTGATGGCCACCTACACGTGGGGCCAGGCGTTTGACTACACCTGGCAGACCAAATGGAAGCGTCTGGCTTCTGCTAAGACGGTCTCAATCAATGCCAACCATATCACGAAGTTTTGTGGCCGGTCACTTCCACTTAGCAGAATGGGCAAGCTCGCCTGGTGGGATGAGTTCATTTCTGAACAACAGGACGAGGGCCGCTCAGGCTCAACGATCAACAGGATTATCAGCGTCGCATCCACCGCCATCGAGTGGACGAGGGAGCGTGAGTTACACGATGTCACTTGGCCAAAAGTGTGTCGCCTTGAGGAAGGCGAAGCCCGGCTCACCTACTTCTCCAAGGAGCAGGTGGCCCGCATGGCCTTCGTGGCCATGGACATTTTTGATCGTCAAGACCTGGCCGATGCACTCGTGCTCAGTGCTTACACAGGCGTTCGCCAAGGCGAGCTACTGCTGCTTAAGCCTGAGGACGTGGACTTCTCGACCGAGACCCTCTGGGTGGGCGGTAAGAGGGGGCGCGAGACCAAGGGGAAGGAGGTTCGAGCCATCTCGATCCATCCTCTTGTCGAACCCATCTTGAAGAACCGTTTGGATCGGCCGTACCTGTTTCGGGACGACTGGGCCAACAAGGATCAGCTCTATCGAGCGTTCGTGAAGGTTCGCAAGTTTTGTGGGTATGGCGAGGACTACGTCTGGCACAGCCTGCGTCACAGCTTCGGCACTTGGTTGGGGGAGACCACCCATCCCCGAACGATCATGGCTCTGATGGGCCATAAGCAGGTCGAGACTTCATTACGTTATGTGAAGCCTACCGATCAGGCCTGCAAGAGCGCGATCAGTTCCCTGTGAACCCGGTTCTAGCTCGACTAGCGAGCCGCAATTTCGGCCCGTTTCAGTGGTCTGCTACGTTCTGGGGGTCACTTGGGTAAACCCGAGAAGCCAGTGCGGATGTGGCGGAATCGGTAGACGCGCTAGTTTCAGGTTCTTAAGAGAGCCGATCCCACTCATCAATGCCAATAGTGACCAGGGGCTGAAAAGCCCCTTTTTTATTGGCTTCCTGTCCTATGCACTAAAACAAGCATGTACACACAGGATCTAACTCAGGAAAAAATCGAGGCTCTTGACCCAGAGAGCTACAGCAACTTCCTCGCATTTGGCGATCCGTTAATGCCGGAGATGCCAGAAAAAAGAGTATGGGGAGTTGATTGCCATGCACCACATGTTCAACCCATGAAAAACCTTGTGCCTGGAACTTACACAAAAGAGGAACTACTCATGGCTATTGATGAGCTTGAGGAGGATCTCATGAATATCCCCGCATTCTACCCAAACCCTACACGTTTTAAGTCGCCCTTTTATGAAGAAGAAGACGACAACTAGGAGCGTTTCAAAGGTTGTCCGAATACCCGGCCCTCAAAAGACAACGTATCAAGGTTCAGGTAGGAATTTGCAGCCAAAGAAAAACCGAAAAGTTTACCGAGGCCAAGGCCGCTAATCACCGCCATATCAATGGCACACCGCTACATCCTCAACTCCATGGCAAACCGCTACATCTTTAACAGCACCCTGACGGGTTACATCCGCATTGATGAGCCCAACCAGTTCGGCTGTACCTTTGAGTACACCATCCCAGAAGAGACCATCAAAGAGATGGAATCGGATCGGGAGGAGCTGCTCGCCTGGTGTCGCACCAAGCTGCCCAAAGCAGACAAGGTGCGTGAGCTTCCCTGGGCCAATGGCACCACAGTGAAGTACCAGTACCAGCAGCCCGACGCAAAGAACCCGAACCCAGATGTGGTTTGGGTTGATACCGAAGGGAGCCCACTGGACAAGGAGGTGCTCCGCTCTGTGCGAGATGGCACCAAGGTCCGTTTGATCGTTCAGCAGAAACCGAATCCCTTCGGCGACAAGATCGGCACCAAGCTGATCGTGCTAGGTGCGCAGATCCTCGAGCTTAACGCCGGCAAAATTGTTGACTCAGGTGATTTGACGGTTGATGACGTGCAGGCGTTGTTTGCAGCAACTCCTGTAGTTGGGTACAGAGCCTCTGCTCCGCAAGTGCGGGCGGCGGCACCTGAAGTTGACAATGGCGACTACGACTTCTAGTGAACCTACGCTCCGGCCTGGAGGAGCGTGTTTCTAAATACTTCGATAAAGCAAATGTGCCTTATCTCTATGAGGCGCAGAAGTTTGCGTATGTAACTGAGTCAAAATACACCCCAGATTTCTTCCTCAAGAACGACATCATTCTCGAATGCAAGGGATTCTTCAAGCCCTCAGATCGGAGGAAGATGCTGGCTGTCAAGGCTCAACATCCGCACTTAGATATACGTTTCATATTCCAGCGTAATAACACACTTACCAAATTAAGCAAAACCACCTATGGGGACTGGTGCAATCGTCACGGGTTTCCTTGGTGCATTTTCCCCAACATTCCACCTAACTGGATCACATGACTTCCTCTTACACCCGCCACGCACCCGAATATGGCACGGTTGAGTATTACGACGAACAATTCAGCGATGTGCTGGCGGACGTTGGTGAAGACGACACCATCAAGGAAAACGTCCTTAAGGGTCTACACAAAGCCCTGGTGAGCTGGATCAACTATCACGATGCAGCAGCTTATCGCTTCGAGAACTTTACCATCGAACTGGAGGCCTTGGTGAAGGAGATCAAAAATGTTTGAAGACTCTTCAAAAGACATCCTGTTTCAGCGAATTGATAAGCTCGTTGAGCAGTTTGAGGACGAGGGTTATCCCCTTGCTGCCATCATCGACGTGATGCGCGAATACATCGAGATTACTGATGACTTCCTCCTCTGAAGGGGCGGAATTTCTTCGGCATGAACCCTGTACAAACTGCTCATCCTCCGACGCTTTAGCTAGGTATTCCAATGGTGGTGCCTACTGCTTTTCCTGTGGGTACTACCAGCGTGGGGATGGGCAGGCCCTTCCTTCTAACAAGCCGCGCCGCACCGTGAACTACGAAGGTGAATTTGGGCCAATTAAAAACCGCAGGCTTTTTGAAGAGACCTGCAAGAAGTTCAATGTCCGCATCGATCCTGGCAACGCTGTTCGATTCCCTTACTACGACGAGAACAAGGTTTTAGTCGGCTACAAGGAACGGGGGCGTGAGAAGAGCTTCAAATGGGTAGGCAGCAACCCTGACCACCAGCTGTTCGGGCAGCAACTCTTTGGCTCTGGCAAGACTATTGTCATAACCGAGGGGGAGATGGACTGCTTGAGCGTTTGGCAGGTGCGCCCCAACTGGCCTGTGGTCTCCGTAGCCAACGGGGCCAATGCTGCAGCAAAGGACTTAAAGCATCAGCTCAAATGGCTGCTGGGCTTTGACGAGATTGTGTTAATGCTTGACCAGGATGAGGCTGGACAGAAAGCTACGGCTGAATGTGCTGCCCTATTTCCTGCAGATCGCGTCTTCATTGCCGCACTAGGTAACTACAAGGATGCGTCCGAGGCTCTGGTAGCTGGAGACGGCGATGCCATCAGGCAAGCCTACTTTAACCGTAAGGCCTATATGCCCCAGGCCATCATTGATGGTAAGGATCTCTTTGATCTGGTCAGCTCACCCCTGCATTGTAAGGATGCCGATTACCCCTATTCGGGGTTAAACAACCTTACTTCTGGGTTGAGGCTGGGGGAGCTTGTGACAATCACAGCAGGTTCCGGTACGGGGAAGAGCACCTTGTGTGGAGAGATTGCCATGTCACTTGTTGATCAGGGCTTCTCCGTGGGATACATCGCCCTGGAGGAGAGTGTCAAAAGGACAGCCCTGAGGTTGATGACAGTCAAAGCAAACAAACCTCTCCACCTCTCTAATGCACTTGATCCCGATGATCTCCGCACTGCTTTCGATAATTCTGTTGGAAGCGGCCGTGTCTATCTACGAGATGGTTTCGGGAGTGTCGATCCTGATGTGATTTTGAATGACATTCGCTTCATGGTGAAAGCCAAGTCAGTGCAATGGATCATCCTCGATCACCTATCGATTCTTCTCTCTGGCAATGCATCAAATGACGAGCGTCGGATGCTGGATATGACGATGACGAAACTGAGATCTTTTGTTGAAGAAACAAAGATCGGCATGGTACTGATTAGTCATCTTCGGCGCACAACCAGCGACAAAGCTCACGAGGATGGTGCTGATGTCTCGTTAGGGCATTTGAGGGGGTCACACTCTATAGCCCAGCTAAGCGACATCGTCGTCTGTATTCAACGGGACATTTCTTCTGGCAATAGCTTTAGTGAGATGAAAGTGTTGAAGAACAGATTTAATGGGCAGACAGGTACAGCTGGAACACTGGTCTACGACTTGAAAACAGGTCGTCTGACTGAATCATCGCAAGCACTAACTGCAACATCCACAGGTTATGACGACTTCTAAACCCGCTCGTCTTGTCTTCTTCAAAAAGAAAGGCTGCGAGCCCTGCAAGTTGGCCACTAGGGAACTGCGTCAAGTGTTGGATCAGTATCCAGAATATGAGCCGTATGTGAAGGTGATGTTGAAAGAGAACGTCCCATCACTTGTGGCTGCGTATGAGTTGGAGCTTTATCCAACAGTTCTAATCATGGATAAGAACAACAATGAGCTTTCACGCAAAGTCGGCAGCTCAATGCTGACCCAGCGGTGGTGGTATCAAGCCCTCACAGCACTTACCAAATGATGGAAAGACTGGTCTTTGACATAGAGACAAACGGTCTGCTGCGACAAGAAAAGCCTGTCATTCACTGCCTGGTTACACAGGACTTAGACAGTGGAGTCATTCATCGCTATGACGACAGCGGTGCACACGAAACTCTGACGACAGGTCTGAACTACCTGGCGGAAGCAGATGAGCTGTGGGGGCACAACGTGATCGGTTTCGACTGCGAATTTATTGGTGAGATATATCCGTTTTTTGAGCCTC